TAAACCAGAAGCAATTTGCTGATTAAAGACATTTAATGCAATAGAGCCAAGAGCTAATAAACCATTCTTACTTAAATCAACTGTTTCCGCCCATTTGGCCAAAGCATTTACAACGCTAGTAACACCGTCAACTACATTCTTAAAGGTATCACTATTAAAAGCTTCTTTGTACAAATCCTCTAAAGCGGTTTGTAGATTTTGAATATGTGCGGATGTACGCTCTGCGTATATTTCTTGCTCTTTGTCCAATTCTCCAAGAGCATTTTGAGATGTTGTTAGAGCTTCAGTATACATGTCCCAGTTTTCAAACAAGGACATGAGTGTATTATACTGATATTTACCTGCCATTGCTTGCGCGGCAGCCACTTTTTGAGCTTCAGACCACTCGTTCCATTTCGCAGCAACGTCTTCAATAACGTCGCCCATATCTCTTAAATTTCCGCTCTCATCAAGTACCTGGATGCCCATCTTAGCCATCTTGCCAGATACATCGCCAAGAGTAGTGCCAAACTCATCTACACCATCAATTTTAAGGTCGCCCATGCGAGCATAAATGGTCTTTAATCCAGCACCCACGGTTTCTGGAGACTGTCTAGTTACAGAAATAATGGTCGCGATTTGGGCATTTAATTGGTCAAAGTCAATACCCATTGTATTTGCGGTAGACGCTACTTTAGACATAGCAATAGAAGACTCTTCCAGGTCTGATGCTGTAGTCGCGGCAACCGCGGCCAATTTATCTACATATTCTTCATAAACCTGCATGCCCTCTTCGGCGGCCTGATTAGCGACTTTATAACCGTTCCATACCGCGGTCAGGTACTCAGAGGCGTCCTCCGCAGAAATTTGTGACACGTTAGCAGCTTTCTGGGTAATCTCCGCTTTAGTCAAAGCATCTTCATCACTGTCGCCTTGCTGATAGTAAATTAAAGCGCCTTCAGTAATATCGCGGGTGCTCGCTGAAAGATTTTTAGCCGCGGTATTTGCGGTTTCCGCGAAACTTTCCATTTCTTCTGCGGACTTCCCTGTTACAACTCGAATATCATTTAAAGAGCTATCTAACTTTTGAACAAAGTTATAAGCACTTGATATAGAATTAGTAAAAGTATTTACCGCACTAGAAGCTATATTCCATTTTATAGTATTACTTAAAGTAGTTGAAATTTCTTGTAACCAACTATGGGTCTGTTTTAATTGAGTATTAGTTGTTAATGCACTGGTCGCTAAATTCCTAAAGGCAGATTGACCTGCTTCTCCCGCAAGTTTAAAATCATCGTGTATACCTTGTAAATCTAATTTGTCCAACTCTTGATTAAATTTAGATACATTTAATGTACCTAAATCCGCGTTAAAAGACTTGCTTAGAGCATCTCCAACTTGTTTTGCTGAATCCTTAACTTTATCTAAAGCTTGAGTGGCTTGAGTAAGATTCATACCCTTATTTAAATTCATTAAGTCACTCGTAGTTAGCTTTTGAATATCGCTTAAGGCAGTCTTTATTTGTTCCAAACCCGTTTTGTCAACAGTATAGCCGACTTTAAAATTAACTGAGTTTGCCATAATCCTTTTTCCTCCTAAATAAAAAATAAGCCTTTACTATCTTAGTATGATAGTAAAGGCTTGTAAATTAATCTAATCTGACCTTGCAGCACTTACTTATTAGTAATTGTATTCCTTCCGCCATTCGCAGCTTGTGCAAACTCAATTACTTCAGAATATTTTTCCTTATCAAAAGAATCAACAATATCTTTAGCGACTTGCGCGTTCTTTGGTAAATCATTGATAAGGCTCTGCAATACGGCCCCCGCAGTATTTTTATAAGTCATAATATCATTAATCTTATCTTCAATAAAACCTAACAAATCATCATATTCAGTAGGATTAATGACTTCAAGCATTTTATCAATAAAACCATTACTCTTTAAAGTATCATATATCTTAGCTTCGTTGTCTTTTTGCTTATCTGTAAAAGATAAATTTGTATACATATAAACAAGGTGCAAATGGAAAAACATATCCAGTTTTACAGGATCATAGATTCCCGCTTCTTCAGCTTTCTGTAAGGTAATATCAACTAGATCAATTTTATCTTCAATAGGAAGATATTGAATTACCTCAATAGTAGTATCATTAAAATCAAAAGTAGCAATATCCTGTTTTACTTTTAATTTTAAATTAGCATAACTAACTTTATTACTCATTTACTCTATCTCCTTTTATCTCTTTATCTCATTTCCTATAAAAATTATACCAAAATTTTTTTAGTTTGTCAAGTTTTATTCTACTTTCATCGTATATGCAACACTAATTTTTAACATCCTTAAAGCATTATATAAAGACACAACTCTTTTACGCGCAGCTTCCTCGGCTCCTATGCCTTTACTACTTACCCAATAATTGGATTTCCGCAGCACCTTACCGAAATCTGTACTATAAGAAAATTTAAATTTCTCCAAATAATTTTCCAACATTGATTTAGTAGACATAGTTCTAACTTTACCAGAATTCAAATCAATAAAAACAAAAGTATCTGCATTAACAGCACTCTCTTTTAATAAATTACCATGAACAAGAGCCTCATAAGCCAGCTCAGACTTATGCGCTTCTTCAAATTTTTTGGTGCTTCTGTTTAGCAATAGTAACTGAATATAATGATTACCAAAATTTTCAGCGCTTTTAGCTAAAGAATAAGCAAAATTAACATCTTGCAAATGCGGATACGCGGTTCCCGCAGAATTCGCGCTATACGCTTTTACTGAAGCATTTATCTTCTCGTTATTTACGGTAATAGTCGCATCTACCTTATCTTGAGTTGCCGCAAAATTATAATAAGTACCGTATTCATCTGTTTGTTCAACTGAACTAGAGGTTTTCCACTCATTATATACGGCTTCTGGGTAATAGTCTGCGCGAATCGTAATATTTCCGCGCGATTGACCTAGAGACCCCTCAATTTTATCCAGACCCTCTTTCATCACCTGACTTAAAGCTTCCATTCCCGCGCCATATAATTTATCACTTGCCGCAAGAACTAACTTTTCACCAAATTCACCTTTTAAGTTAGCATTAACTGTTCCTATTGTAAACTTATTATAAATATCAAGAATTGCTTGTCTAGTAGATTCTTTCGTTACATTAGATGCTGAAAATTGTAAATCCTTAATACTGCTATCTATTCTTTTTGCTATTGAATAAAATTGATTATACAATCCAATTAAAGTTTCAATGGCTTTGGTGTGATTAGATTCAGGAGTTTTATTAATACGATTTACGCTAGCATAAATTTTATTTCTTATTATTCTTAATTGTTCTATATCTTCATAAGAATAAGAAACCTCACTCTTTTTTCCCGCGATCTGATTATTACTACTTCCTCTTGCTTCAAAGTTTTTTAGTATTCTCTCCTCTAAATCTGGTCCCATACTTTGAGCAACCGCATTTAGCATAGTTATTCGTCTTTTTTCAATTTCTTTAGCTTGTTCCGCGTCCTTCTCATTATTATCTATTGTCAATCTTTTCTGTAACTCACTAATATTCTCAGGAGTTTTTATATTAGCAATTCTTTCATTATTTAACTGATGCTGCATTTCAAGAGCTGTTGCAGAATCCCCCCAACTAGTTTCACTAGCATAACCTTTTGAAGTTTTATGAAAATAGTCACTTAATGCGCTCATTCTTTTACTCCTTTATATAACAAAAAAGAGGGAGTCTAAGACTCCCTCTAAATTATTCTTTTTATTTCCTTTTACGCGGTTGCAAATGGGACACTATCGGTATCTACTTCATTACCATCGCTGTCATAATCAACTGTATACTTTTCCGTATCAGTATGACCCATTACCGTCTTAAGGTCAGCTTGAGCATCTTCTGCATCTTCAAGTACCTGCATCACACACAGCACTTTCTTTGTCTTATCAAAGAATGTATATCCCGGGAACGCGTCCATAGTAAACGTAAATGTCAAATATCTTCCATATAGGTCGCTACTCTATATGCGTTTTATAAACTGCTCTATGTTTCCATAGAAGTTGAGACTATATCTTCATCCTATTTTATTAATAGGAGATTCCCATTTCCACTCGCTTGAGTGTACTTCCTTTCGGAATAGTCGTTGAACTTTATACTTGCCAAGTTTTTTTAGATAAGATATAACTAATATTAGATCTTGAACATCCAACTTCGTTTGCAATCATTTGATGCGTCCATCCTTGCTGTCTTAATAAAAATATTTTTTCTATATCTTCTTTCTTTAATTTAGAAAAGTTACTTGCTTCTTCTTTTCTAGCTTTTTGCAAGCCCATTTTAAAAGCATGCTGTTGATTTTCGCTACTTATACACCATTCTAAATTTTGCAAAGAATTATTCTTTTTATCTCCATCAATATGATTAACTTCCAAATCATTCATATTGTTAACAGGATTAAAAGCCATTAAAACAAGTCGATGAACTCTATAGGTTTTCTTTGTTCCATCTAATTGTTGAAAATTTATAATTTGATATTCAGTATTGCCTTTATTTCTTGTTTTCATCAATCCTGAATTATCGCTATAAATTTCTCCTTTATCATTAATTATATAATAATCTTTAATATTTGGTAAAAAATCATGTATTCTTTTTTCCATTTATATTCTCCTCCACAATGTAGTAAAATATTTTTCTTGGTTTAGTATCTTAGCTGCCTTTAGTAGGTTACCCAATCTTTAATATTATTACCACCCGACATGAGTTATCATGTCTGCTACTTAAGTTATTTCTAACTTAATGCGGTAATTAAAGCTCTAAGGGACTTCCGGCAATTAAAGAATTAATTTTCCGACTTATTACTAAGCCGCCAAGCGCATTAATTCACTTGGATCACCCGTAGGTGCCATACTAAACGTAAAGTTAGACTGAATTTTTACATTCGGAAATGTTAATTCAGCAGGTAAATCTTTACCATCGCTCTGACGTCTATACAGCGTACTAGCTTCAACATAATAGTATCCTGCGAAGTTTCCTGCATCAATCTGAAGCTCATTTACTTTGGCAGCACTCTTGGTTACATAGTAATCAACGAACACCGTGGTTCCCGCTTCTAGTCCAGTCTTAGTAAGACTCTTACCGTCCGTACTTACCGCAAGCCCATCAATTAGAGTACCAGTAATAGAACCATCCTCTTCAGCCACTACTGCGAAGATTGGAGCTGTACCATCAATCTTCTCATCTGTTTCTAGATTATCTGATAGATCAATTTTTCCAGAATCTGTATAAGCAGTAGAAGTCATATGCACATGCACAAGGTCAGCAGTACCAGTTGCGCCTTTAAACAAGCCAGCACCAGATAGCACACTAAATCCAATAGGAGAAAGTAAAGCATCTTCAACCACAAAGGTAAGAGTTTTTTCACCTTCCCACGCAATTAATCTGGTGTTTCCGCGCCCGCCTTGAGCATATACTGTCGTAGCTGCTCCTTCTAAAGTAGAGGTTTTCGCAGTATCAATATATAATACAGGCTGGCCTTTTTTAAATGTAGTAGCGCCAATAGTAACTTCTGATTTAGCTTTAAAAACTACCTTACAAATTTCTCTTCATTAAAAACAATTTTAACGGACTATCTCTTATAAATACTCTTAGTATTTTCACATCTGTTTGGGCTCACGTATCAATAGTAAGCCTACTTACCGATCAAGGTAATAGTCTCTACGCCGCTGCAATAATGCTATGGCACGGGATTTTACCCCCGTTAGCTCTATAAAAATAGAACCCCTATGATAATAGGATAAGATGTGTTAGCGCAAGCTATTCACGCCAAATTTCATTTGGATATCCTCCTAATTTTATTTTATAAAATAAATTTAAGTTTCTTTCTTTCCAAAAATAATTCAGGATTATTTTGGTACATATATTTACCAAGTTTAATAGAGTCTTTTTTCCCGAATCGCAATGAATAAGAATTAGAATCATAACTACCGCCTTCTATTCCAACTTCCTCTTTTAAGATCTTCCAAAGTTTATCAATAAAATCGCGGCTGCCACATGTAAACGCACTATTAATGCGTCCTCCTTTCAAATTCATGATACATCCATTGCCATCGAAATATCCTCTAATAAAATCGGGTAAAAACTTTTTTGGGACATTCGGAAATTGAACATCCATACTCTTATTTTCTTTCCCGCCCAACAAGACAATATCATTATAAATTACGATACAACTAAAATTAAGTCTACTAGCTTGTCTATCTACATAGTCACATAAAGGGCCTTCATATTGAAGTTCTTCTGCGAAACGTTTAATTAAATATTTATCTTTAGCATGAATAGTTATATCAAACATTTTGCCTCCATAAATACACCCATCCGCAAACCAGAAGCCTAACATATATGCCATGTTATGAGACCATTTTTTAAAATAGTCTTGATTTATATGATATTTTTTGCTATTTTGGGATTGAATTTTGCCAAGAGCACTTTTATCTAATTTTTTAATTTTATAGCCGTTATGATAACAATAACTATAAATCTGATTTTTTGTATACTGAAAATTAAAAAATTCAATCCATTCTGGCAAGGTTTTACTCGCACTCTGCTGTGCAAGAATCTCCTTATGTTCCGGTAATATTGGCATATTACTCTTCCTTTCTTATGGATGAAGTTCTTTCATCCAATCCTCAACCTCTTTAACATCTTTAGCTCCAGCTAATTTTAATCGTATATATAATTCATGCGCATCATTTAATTCGAATCGCTGGAACTCATCATTTAACTGATAAACAGTATAATTCATTAATTCATTTAAATCTTTATGTTCACCAACAGCAAGAATAGAAGCGTATCTATTCAAAATAGATACTTTTTTAGGCGCATCTCCGCTTTTTGATTGGTCTCGTTTTATTTGTCCCTGCCGCATTTGATCTGCAATTTTTTTGCTAAGACTACCTGCGGGATTATAATCTGCTTCTTTCTTTTTCAAGCAAAACATTTCTGCGACCATTTCTCGAAACAAAGGAAAAGTTTTTTTATCAATGAAAAATTCTTGCCCTTGTTCATCAGTTAAAGAAAAGGTATTTTTAGTTAGCCTAATTTTATAAGTAGGAAACATTAAATTTAAAACCATTAAGGTTGAAATAGTTTGTTTCGCCATAGCTGAATTGTGCCTATCATTCATCATTGACATTAATACTTCAAAATCTTCATATTGCTCTAAACTACTTTTGTCCTCACTAGATAAAATATCTTTAGAAAAATTTAATAGTTCACAACCCATAAAAAAATTTTCTTCGCCTATAAAACCAATTTCTCTAAGTTTGGGCGGATGTATAGTAATTCTAGCCTGCGGGAAAGGGATATCGTCACCAGATAATAATAATAGATTATCTAACATATCTTACTTCTCCGCGGGAATCCAATCATCACTGCCATGAATTGCAGCATAGGTTAAACAGTACCCGCCTAAGTCCTCATCCAGAATAACTTCATTACATCCTGCAAAAAAAAGCTCTCCTATCCCAGACAATTTACTATTTTGTAGAATGCCATCTATATACCCCGCAATCTTTAATGGTCTAACCATATAGTTTCCAATATCCCAGTATTTAGTATGACAGTAAATATCAAAATTAATATTACAATCTCTAAATTGAGGATTTTGTGCATTAGGTGAAAAATTATCAAAAGATAAAATAATATAGGATTTAACTTCCTCATGCTCAGGAAGATTGATTCTAGGATATTGTCTAATATATCCATCTTCTACTAACTTAGATAAGCTAGCTGTCTTTAAAATATTATCGTATACTTTGCTAGTTGTGTTTGTCAGACAATCTTTAGTATTAATAACCAGTAATCTTTTTAATAAGTCGCTATATGGTCGACTTTCTATAAAAAGTCTCCGCCAAATAGTCTCAGCGTCTTTTTCACAAGATAAAAATGATGAGGTAATTGGTTTTGTTAAAACTGTATTCCTTACCATTTATTTAACTCCTTTTATCTCTTACAAAGATTCAATAGTAACATTAAGTACTATATCATCTTCACCATCTATTCTATATATTAAATTAAATGTTCCACTTTTTCCGGAAATTATTTCAACATCAACAGAAGTTTCTGTTTGTGCGGAGATCGTAGCTTTAGCGCTGTCTAGGATCCAGGTCCCTCCGCTCTTATTTTCAATAGTATAAGTAATTTCATCATAAGGCTTCACAGTTGTTGGACCTTTAATATAAAGATTCTCTTCAATAATAGTTTCCGCCTTTTCTGCATCAGCTTCTTTTTGAATAGTATTATTATAATCCTCACCTAGACAAACTTCTATAATACCATCTCCATTAACACTATTAACAACTTCTACTACCCAATTTTTACCATCTATTTCTATATTAGTAAACCTGTGAAAATAATCCAATGTCTCTTCATTTTTAGTAACTGTTAAAATCATAGAATAATTAATATCATTCCAAGTAGTGTTATGCTTGGAGTTCCATTGTATAGAAGTCTCTGTTGGCCCTTCTAATGCCACCCAATAGCTATTCTCACCGATGGTAACTTCGGCTCTGCACTTTTTAATTTCCGCTCTAAAATAAGCTTTTTCTTCTAAATGTTGTAAATAAACAATCCAATGAGTATTTGTATCTTTCCAGAGAAAAGTATCTCCACCCTGGAGACCTATCTCTTCAATTCCTTCAGAAGTCTTACCTATTTTATCTTTATTTAAACAAATATCCTTAAAAGGGATAGAAAGTATTTTGTCATCTTCTATCTCTTTTAATTTATTTGGATTAATCAAACATTTAAATTCTCTACCATCCAATAGCTGAACAGTTTGCGATTGATAAGAATAAAGAAGAGCTTTTTTTAAACTTTTCAACTTATCTTGTATCATGCGGTCTTCAGCTATCCCGCCTCTATAGGCTAGTCTCATTTGCGCATTTTCTAAAGCTGACATTGCGATCTCAACTCCCCTATTAGTCCCAAGCATTCAAAAATAGTTCTTCGATATTCTTGAAAATCTTCATCTTTTGTAAGGATGAATAATCCTTCTAATTTACACAGCAAAGAAAACAGAACTTCATGTTTTCCAATTAAAAGTCTATCCATCCCCGCGAGCTCTTCTATTAAAGTTAAAGCTGGCTTTTGCCAATCTAACCCCTCTTCTCTAATAGGAAGTAATTTATATATTTGATTGGTAATTCTCTTTAAATTATTAATAACTGCATCATCATCTATTTTTGCGTCATACTTAATTATCATAAAGATAATCCTCTGGTTCTTCCATAATAATATGTAAAGTAGAACGCATCACTCCATCTATATCAGCCCTACGACGCTTATATAGACGCTGTAAATGGAAGCCTTCTCTTTCATAATCCTTCTTTAAAGAAAGTAACTTAGCCATATGGTTAGCCTGGCTCGTAAATTTAAACACATTTGTTATCCTAAAGGCTTTTTATCCTCTAGTTCTTATGCTTCATATTTGCATAAGGTCGGCATATCTTTTTACTCTTATGGAGTATTTAGGCTCGTGGGAGAAACTATTTGTTTATAATGATTTTTCTTTCTAGGTAAAGCCAAGTAATCATTATTATAAAAAGCATTACATAATATTAAACTATCCTTTACATAATATCTTATATCAAAAGCATTATGACTAGGATGTATAGTTGGTATAGTTAAATTTAGTTCTTGATGTAAATAATTACCTACATTTTCTAGAAATTCTTTATTAGCACTCGTAAAGTTGGTATTAATTTTTTTACCTCGTGGCTCATAGATACTACCATCACCATCAAAATACCCTCTAATAAAATCTAACATATATTCTTTAGGTAAATTAGGTAATTCTTTTAATTGAAAAGTTTTATTATTGACAATACCATATTCTTCAAATTTTTGTCTTAATATTTTAGATGAAAAAGATAATGAAGATGATAATGATACACCATCAGAAGCTGTAAATTGATATATTGGACCTTCATATCCTAACTCTTGCGCAATTAAATGCAATATGTCTTCATCTTTCCTTGCTAAAGTAATAGTAATTCTATATTTAGCGCCTTTAGTAATTGGTAAATATCCATCCGCGGCAACAAAACCAAGTAACCATGCTCCATTATGACTTTCTAAACAATAATTGTCATTTACTGGATATTTTCTCTCTTCAATTTGTATTCGAACTTTTTTAGCTTCTTCTAAAGTCCTTAATGTGATATTATTATTTAATAAAATCTTTTTAATTTTATCACTAGAATAAAAACTCTGTATTGCTTTCTGTATTCTTGCTATACTATAACCTTGCTGATATAATGCTATAATTTGTTGCTGCATTTCAATAGGAGGTTCTCCTCTCATTCCTTGATTAGCAGCTTCTTTATAGGTTCTGATATGGACACCTTGCTCTGTTAATAATCTTTTTAATACATTTCTACTAAAAGGTAATTGCAAAGTCACTATTGTTTTTTCCAAGCTAAGCTGTTGTACAACATAGCAATCAATAATTTTATCCATCAATTCTTGTGGAATTTCAACTTTTTTACTCATAATTGTTTTCTCCTATGCTCTGCGCGTGTTACTTATCTCAAAGTAACTTCCGCTCTGATTCCCATCTCAGGGTTCCAGTTTTTCCTAAAATTTTGTTCTTCTTATGGAAGAAAAGGACTTCTCAATCCGAACCAGAATATTTCATTCTGGTATTTTCAACACTAGCTAACTGTTGGCCTATCCATTCTACTATCATATAAGTAGAAAGGATATTAATCTCTTCCCAAGAGAGAGAAGCGTTAAAATACCCATCGTTATAAAGAAAGGCTTTTACTGTTTCCCCATCACTTTCTATTCCAGTATAAGTTGTTTCATCTTCAAATACATTTATTTCATAACTGAATAAATCAACTCTAGGAAACTCAAACTTTGGAATTGCAGTTAATAATAATTCTTCTAACATCCGATATGTATCTAGCTCTGTTAGCTCCAAATACATATCATCTGTTATTTTAGATAAAAAAGAGTCATAAATAATAGAAAAAGAAGTAGTATTATTCATAATACACCTCCTTGCTTAATTATACTGTTGCAACAGAGGTAACTTTATATTTAGGCGCGGCAGTCTTTCTCTTCGGCGCGGAGGTCTCGGTCTCTGCAACTACGGAGGTCGCTTTCCGCACCTTAGTAGTATCCTTCTTTTCATCAGCTTCAACTTTTTCCGCATAAGCATTATTTCTTATCGCATTATCTACATTGAACCCGGTCTTGGAGAAAATAAGCTCGCGTTTCCGCATATCATTAAGTTTAACTTTTGTTGCTACCTGTTTAATTAAATCAATCACTCCAGTAGGTGCAAAAGTTAGACAATCTTCTAATTGGTCTAAAGACCCAGTTCTTAATAATTTTTCAATTTCAGTCTTTGTATAATAATATTCTGGCTCAACTTTTCCTAAAAGTTCTTCTACTGCTTCTTCATTTTCAATTATTAAGCAATTTTTTAGAAGCTCTCTTCCACCAGAAAGATAAGAAAGTTTTCTTAATTCTTCCATTGAGACCTTTTTAGCCTCATTTGGAGCAAACCGACGATATAGCCCACCTAGTTCTGGAATTTTATACCCAACCGAGCCGCTATCTCTATTTACCACCAAAATAATTGTTTTATCATCTATCATAATATTGTTATTCTCCTTTTATCTCTTTAAAGATGACTGGGGATTTATTTATCCCCAATCATCTAAATATTATTTATCAAGCCCAACCAGACTCGGTATCGTTATCAACCATATCCTTTACTAGAGAGCTGTTCTTATAAACACAAATATCATTTGTAATCATCGTGCCTACGCCGACTTTCTGGTAGATATGAGTCGTAGTGGACCAGTCCTCATTCTGCACTTCGCGCATATGGGCAGTCCCTTCAAAAGCTACTTTAACAGGCTTATCAGCTCCGCCAGGAATAATCCATGCATAAGCGGGGTCAATAACCTTCTTGCTGTTGGTTTCATCTTCATAAGATTGCTGTAAAACCACTACTCTATGTCCCTTGTAATTTCCAAGGTAACCGTTATTCCATCTAGTGTTTCTCATCTCATCAGATACCCAACCTTCGGCGGGAAGCATGGTTGCCGCAAATTCAAAAGTACAATAGATAGTAGCAGGGCCATAAGAATCGGCAATCGCTAACAGCTGATCCATTTCTGACTCTACGAATCCAGTACTCGTAAACTTGTTGATAGTAGGAAGATTAGAAATAGAAGCAATTAATGCCTTTTCAATTTCCTTATAAACATCTTCGTCTAGTGCTTCAAGCACGATGTTTAAAACATCTGACATCTGAACACGGCCATCGAGATATTCCTCATAAGGAATATTGGCAGCCCCACCAAATGCGCTAGTTGGTAGCTCGTAGCTCTTACCATCCAGTTTAAATACTTCGTACACACCAGCCAGACCAACTTTAGTCACGAACTGCTTTGCACGTCTGCGGGAACTCTCAGTAATACGCTGCACGAATACCGGTTTGCTCCCCTGCGGGAAGGTCTTAATTTCTGCAAATTGCCCATACTGCTCAAGTACTTTCTTAGGAAGCACATCATTAATAACTTCTTCCATAAGTGCATAAGCTTTTCTCGGGTCTTGTTTATGTAACTCATTAAGATTCTGATTAAATGTAGAATCTAATGTCTCATATGAAAATTTTTCTTTGCCCCAGCTGTAAGCAGTAGGAGCAGTAGAATTTGCATTAACCAGGACTTTGCCTAGTGCTAATAACTCTTTATATTCCATTATTTTGCTCCTCCTTATTTAGTTCTCATTAACTTCACGCCAGGTTGTCCATCGGGCATGGTATAAACTTTTACAACAGTCAACGCATAATCTGAATCTGCGGTTCCCGCAATTAGATAACCCGTCGCGGCATCCACTGTTAGAACATCTCCAACAGAAAGATCAAGACCCGCGTTCTTCGTTCTGTAAGCGCCAGCTACATTGCCGACTGTATTAGTAGTATAAAGATCTCCGATATTCAACTTAACAGTTCTTGGAACCATTTCTTCATCTGTAAAATCTTCTGCCTTCATAGCATAATCTTTATACATCTCATCATAAGTCTCGCCATACAGCTTAACTTCATTAAACACCATCATCCACTCGCCAGTTCCAGTAAAGTTTACTTCACCATTGGCTACGTCATACTTAACAAACTGCCCATTTTCAAGCAATTTAATAGCCTTAGCCGCAGGTAACTGTGCATAAATTTGGCCAGTTCTCCGCATAGATAAATGATTAGGCTCAACTTGGCCATAACCAATTCTGCTAATAGTTGTTGCCATTTATTTTTCCTCCTATTATTGTTTACTTTGAGTCTCACGGCATGCCTTTACCCATGCAGGAGCATCATCGTTATTGTTATTATTATAATCTAAAGTATAAGTCGTCGCAGGCTTATTAGTTTGATTATCTTCCGGCTCATTTTGTTCAAAAGAAACTTTCTTTCTTACGCAAATCACAGAAAGCTTAGCTTCGATATCATCAAGAGAATACTTTGTCTTATTTTCAATAACATCTTTCTTATCTTCATCAGAAAGCATATAAAAGCTAGCGATTAAAGCGTCTTTCTTCTCATTCTCAACGCTCTCTTTAAATTGAACTAACTGTTGATACTGTTCATTTAAAGTGTTATAATTACTCTCTAATTCTTGATATTTAGATTCCAACAGCGCATAATCTTTCTTCTTATCTTTGTCATCTTTACTGTCATCATCTTTAGGAGTAGATGTATTGTCGTCCTCTTTCTCCTCTTTACTGGTATCTCCCTCTGAAGAATCTTGATTTTTATCTTTATCTTCTTCATCAGGATTGTCCTGCGTCTTCTTAAAGTCCGTAGTTACCGGAGTCTGTTCAACTTCAGGCTCGGTTGTTGGGACATTTAAGTCTGGATTCTTCATATCCTGTCCTCCTTTTAATGCAAATTTTAATTCTTGCATCATAGTATATAAAGTTTTCTTAAACTCATCATTAACTTTAGTAAATGATGTGCTAACTTCAGGTTTAGTTATGCTTGACCCTTCAAAACAAGGTTCTACATCACTTCCTAAAATACATAATTTTGAAAATATCGCGTCATTAATAATAAAAAATTCAAGACCCGACTTTATGTCTTTTGACCAATGGCCGTCAAGAGTGTCCTCATCTAATTCCATAGAGTGCGGTCGCCCCTCTCCTTCAGCCGCGAGTCTAGCCTCTTCATATTGTCCAGTCCACAGATAACCAGTAGTCATTAAATATTCTCTAACTATAGTATTTCCAAAATCATCTGTGTCCTCAAACTTTTGAAACCACACTTTCGCATCAGGTGCAACGAAACCATATGGGCGAGTCATACATTCAAATTTAATTCCCTCATCATCTATAATAACTCGATCTCCATGGTCGGCAAAGTCTTGTTTATCCTCTTTATAATAACCGACAATAGGACAGCCAGGTAAAGAGTTAGCCATTTCTGTAGCCACCTCTTTACTTATATAGCTTCCATTTCTATTTTCATTTAAATATAACACCTTAATCTCACATTTAGAAATTAAAGGATTATACGGTTCAATATTAATAAATTCAGGCTTATCTATTGTAGCCACACTTCTTCTTGGCATTTTTATCTCCTCCTTAACTCATACTTTCTCGATTAGCAATAGTCTTATCCGATTTCTTATCATCATCTAGTTCTTTTCTTCCCGCGGATTCTTCGCCTCCATTTTTATTCAGCACATCCGCGTTCATTGTACTAGACATAAGCGGAGGAATAAAGACATTAACCAAATCAAGAACATTATTTTCAAAATAAGCATCAGCAAGGATAGAACTTTGTGACTGTCCAAGTGCAATTTGCGGCAACATTTTTGAGTAACCTAACTGGGTATTTTCTTTGAAATATTTTACATAATCTTTCCAATTATAAGTAGTAGTCTTTAAAAATTCTAATTTAAAGAACATTTTTTTTGGAGTCGTATTAAAAGGCTCTAACAAATTATTAAAGAAAGACTCAAATTGAAGCAATAGGTCATACATAGTTGTCTCATCATTTAATACAGATTTTTCAAGAGCTAAATTGCTATCCGTATTAAAGATTGCTTGGGAAGTACCGGCCTCATTATATAGTGATCGTTCAACTTTTTCCAAATCATCCACTGTAGTAGTAGTATTTTTATCGGCCATATCCGCGACATCTACATCTGCGAAAGTTGTTAATACATCTACTCCAATAGCCTTACTCAGCATCCTTACCGCATTATTATGCAGCTGTTGAGCTTCGTCAACATCAAAGATTAAATCACCATTTTTATCTATTGGCATTTTTTGAATAATAATCTTTAATAACTTTTGTTGCATCTTTTTTCGATCTAATGCTTGTGCTTCATTTAAATCAATAATTGCGGGAATCGCATTAATAAAAGGTGGATAATCTTCTCCATTCAAATTAAATTTGATTGCACAATCTATATCTAATAGATACCATCCCGCGGTGTCCCCAGGAAAGTCGGGCACTAATTTACCCTCTTTATATAAAATATATCCTTTTTTAAACTCTTTAGGAAATAAATTTAATATTTTATTTCTTTGAACTGTATCTTTGAATGCAGTATCAAAAAATCTCATATCAAACTCTATTGCTGGTTTTTCTCCCACTTTAAATCTGCTTCTACAATATTTTGGCGGAAGCTCTTGAACAGATATTTTATCTGTTCCGGATTTTACAACGTATCCATAATAGCAACCATTTCGAAGCACCTTTAAAGCTACGTCTCCGCAAAATTTCTTTATCTCAAAATTATCAAAAAGTGTTAATATTCTATTAAAAACACTAACAACCTTTTCATTTTTTGCAGAGGTTCCAATATGAGGAGTGACTTTCCAATCGTAATAATATATTCTAGCCATGTAACGACATAACCGCGCATAGATACCGCTAGTTTTATAAAAGAAATTAGATATCTCAAACATGGTTTCATAATCATTATCTCGAATAGCCTTAAAAACTTTTTCCTTATCGCCTAGGCTGTTATTTAATCTTTTATAATCGCCTAAGTTAAGAACTGCATCATTTAGAGTCTTTACCCCCACTTTGATTTTAGAAAAGTCAACAGAGTTATATACCTCTCTGTCAGGTGTCATAGAAAAGCCCTTTTTCTTGATCTCTTGCATTCTATTTATCAAGATAAATACCTCTCTTTTCTACTCTTAGTATATCAAAAATTTTCAATCGTGTCAACTTTTGCTAGAAAAGATTTGTCAATATCCAGCAGCCTTCATAATATAATCATAACTTAAGCGCCCTTCATCCCAGTATGGAATTGCAATTAATGTTAAATTATGCGCAGCACAATACTCACGTTTCCGCATGTCATTATATTGCTGTTTCCGCAATCCGCTAATTCCGCCAAACTTAGATTTAGGCTGATAGTGCTGAATGCCTTGAAATTCTATCAAAAAATCTAGATCATCGTTGTCATCGAACACAGCAAAGTCAAAACGAAGGGGTCTTCCGTTATTACTAACCAAATCAGGAAAACTATATTCTTCTTTAAAATTTAAGCCTGCCTCTTGCAATATTTCCTCTATAGTAATTTCACCTCTCGACGCCCGCATTCTTTCATCTCCTTTGCGCTATTATATCTTCAAATTTACTTCTTAACTCTTTTCCTACTCTGCCCAAAGGCGCCTTAAGAGAAGAACATAAAATCAGATATGTTAAATGATTTTCTTCGTTTCTTAGTTTCTTCCTCTATATGAATATAATATAGCCCGTATATTAGAGCGGAAAATTTATCCTTCTTAATGCTTTTTGAAGATTGCTTTAGAATAATGTTAGACCCCTCATTTTCAGTAATAAGATTTAACATCTGCTCTTTTAAAATTGTTGTTAACATATATGGTTTTAAATACTCATTTCTTTGATCGGTAGACATATTCTGTCCAACTTTTGTAGTCATTAATTTGGCTTTTGCTGTAGACTCATCAATTAAAAGTTTTATTTTTTTACTAGCAATCTGGTTTTTAGTATAAGTATAAGCTTCAGAGTTCTTAGTTGGGTCTGTTTTAATAATATACAAAGCATCGTGTTCTGTAATTAAAGTCCTTTGTTTTTTATATTTTCCATCTTCATCATTTAGAACTCCAAAATCAGGTAGAGTATCCCCTGTCTCTGGATCTATTTGAGATTTAGTCATGAAGTCAACTAATCCCGCGCCTACACCGCCGCCATCAATAGACACAACTCTAGCTTTATATTTATAATAAAGTCTTTTAATATTAATAGCTTGATCTTCAAAATGCGTAGCTTCGTAAGTAAATATATTGACCAAGCTTTTTAAAGCAGCTCCTTGCGGTTGCGGAGTTACTTTAATTACCATTGCCTCTGTAGTACATCTAAATCTACCAACATCAACCCCTATTACATAATAAGCAGATTTCGAACTTCTCCCACTAAATTCTGATTCTGCTTGATTTAACACTCTACAGGCATCAAAAGCTTCAGAAGAATAAAATGCATTGGCAACATCTCCGCCCCAAATAGATCGATACTCACGATCAAAAGAGTCTTCATTAAACGTTCCAGAAAGTTTTAATTCATCTACAAAATTCTCGCTTAATAGCCCCTCTTCAACAGGAGTTTCATAAGTTCCTCCCATTACAATAACTTCGTCAGGTTCTATAACTGAACGAATCAACAACTCAATTAGTTTGCTATAAGCAAAGGAATTTCGCCATCCCGCAGTTGTGATATACACTTGAGACTGATTTACTGACTCTTCTCGGTGTCTTGACCCATCAGGCAATAGACGATCAACATTTGTTGTCAATTTTTATTGGACTATATCATCAATCTTTTTCCAACGCCATCCTTTATGATGAATATTAATTGTGGTTCCTCCACATATTGCTGCAATAGCTTGATAAGTACCATTTACTGCTCTGGCAGCTTCTTTATAAGAATTATATATTTCTAAAATATTTAAATCATCATCGCATCTAGCAACTTTAGTTCCCGGACGATTCTGTTTTTCAATAGGAAGCAAACTTTTAGCTTCTTCATCTGCATATCTCCATTGATAATTTCCGGTTCTTCTACGATTACCCTTACAACAATCTGTGATTTTACTTTGTTGTAAGCCTAATTGTCGAGCTGCTTCAGTAGCACTTTCAAAAGTTCTGATTTTATCACCAGCTAAACTGTATTGTACTACAGCTCTTAATCTTGAACTATTACTCCATCGGCCTTCTTCAACAGCTTTTTGGCTATTTTCTTCTGGGGTTACCCATTCAAGATTATCAACATTATTATTTCCTTTATTACAATCCTTATGATTAACATACGGTTTGTTATCTGGATTAGGAATGAAAGCTTTTGCTACAAGTCTATGAACTCGATAGCTTTTTGCTTTCTTATTTATTGAAATAGTAACATGATGATAACCTTGCTGAACTCTTTGACTTAAAATA